CCGACCTGGAAAGCGCCATTCTGGAAGTTAACGATGTGGTGAATAACCTGACGGCTGGCGGTACTGCCGTCCCTTTGTCGGCTGAACAGGGGAAGGTGCTGAACACCGCTTTCAAGAATTACACTACTACTGACCGTTTGCCAGTTTCCGCCTTCACCTCCTACACCTCCGCAGGCGGGGGGAGGGTTACGCAGGATGAGGTGGCGGCGGGGTATAGCCCGCTTGCTAAGACTGCCAATTATATTGATGCTAAGGCAGACTTTGGTTGCACTGGTGACGGTTCGACCGATGACACAACCTGTATCACTAATGCCCTTGCTTCTGCCGTCAGTACAGGTAGGCCGCTTAAATTTATAGACGGAATATTTAAGACTTCTGGTGGGTTTCTCATTGATGACCCTATAACCCTTGTAGGTGAAAATGCTACCTTCAGATTATCGGCCAACGCTACTCTTTTTGATGTTTCAGTAATCGACAATGTGAGGATGGGTGGGTTTGCTATAGAGGTGCCAGATGCCAATACAGCAACGACACTTCGCGTTTCTTCCTCGTACTCTCGCGCAGTGGGCAGGGGGTGGGGGCCGATACGGAACCACCGCTATCACGATATAAAAATTTACACCGCAAGTGCAATAGATTGGGACCCGACAACCGGCGCGGCGGGTGATGTATCACTTGAACCTGCGTGGACAGGGATTGAGTTCTGGATAGATACCACGGATGGAAGAAGCGGCATTAACTATGTCGAACTTGAAAATATCCACATCGAATTTCCTTATTACGGGATAAAAAACACCAAAGCCGGGACTACTCCTGCAAATAATGCGTGGATGGCGGGTAACAGCTTCAAGAATATAGTTATCCACGGGGCCGAGGCTGCATATTATTCCAGAGAAGTAAATTTCAACGCCAATACGTTTAACCACTTTATGATTCATCCCCTCCGCAACGATGCCAATATTGGCCTGGATTGGGATGCGTGGTGTAACTCCAATGTTGTAGAAATGCAAGTCTTTAACGATTCGGGATGGAACGGGCAAACAAGGGGAGATTTTAACCCACTTTCTTTTAACGGTGGAGTTGGAAATATTGTCACGGGGTATCTTGAATATTCTACGGCAACCCCTCCCTCCGGGCTTGAAGATAATACCGTAATAGCCGACCTACTTGAAACCGACACAAGTCTATGGAGCCCTCCCACCAATGTTAATCAGTATAAAAGTATCGCCCAAATAAGAGCGCCGGTAGCTATCAAGGGATACACCTCAACCACAACTGGCGCTGTGGATGACCCAACTGCTTTGAAGGTAGTGCGTGAGTACACGTCCACCGGAACAAGTAATATTATGTCTGTCTTTGACGTGTATGGCGATATCGTTCGTTTTATGGCGCGTTCTGCTAATGGAACAGAAGCGACACCGACCAAGAAACTGGCCGACGATGTGCTGTTTGCTTTTGGCGCCAGAGGGCATACCGGCAGTGGTTGGCCTAGCTTTGCCACAGCGCAGATGCAATTCCAGGCAGAAGAAAATATGGATACTGGTCTAGGGACTAATATTAGATTTTTGACTACTGCCGCTGGTAATCCTGCTATATCCGCGCCAACTCTGGCGCTAAAGATCAACTCTGGACAGCGCAGTATCTTCAGTACTAACGGTGCCTATTCTGACGATGGTACATCGAGGGTACAGGTAGACGGTACGGTTAAAGCCACTGCTTTTGCTGGTGACGGTTCAGGGCTGACCGGGATAGGAAGTGCTGTCAACCTTGCCAGCATCGCCGCCGGTGGCACTGTTTCCTGCGACAACACAATAGTTACTATTACCAGCGGTGCGGCTGGCGCAGATACCACTCTCCCAGCAGACTGCATTGCAGGAAAAATTCTTACCGTTAAAAACAGTTCCGGTGCTGCGCAAGACATTATCGCGGCAAGTGGTTACATAGACGACACTCCGGGTCTTGAATGGCGCATACCTTCTACGGGTACGGGGCAGTTCATCAGTGAGGGAACAACTTTAGGCTGGCAGGCGGTGAAACATCCTATTCCAGACTGTGACAATGCAACCACCAGCAAACTTCTTTATGACGTAACGACTAACACCTATACCTGTGGCACTGACCAGACCGGCAGCGGCATAGCGGTCAATGATACCTCTGTCACCATTTCAGACACCGGCACCGGGTCAAGTATCACGACAACCGTGGACAATGTGCCGGCAGCGATCTTCTCCGCAAGCACATATGGAATTGGCACTATAACACCACAGAAGGGTGTTGATATTTACGGGGGGGTAGATACGCGAGAGTTCATGGTGAGAAGGGAGAAGACTCTTGCCTCCGGCGGTGGGCTGGTCTACCTGTTCCACAACAACGCTAAGTCTGGGCCTGATTTTGTGTTGCCGAGCGCAGCAGATCGCTTGGGAGGTCTTGTCTTTGGTTCATTTTCCGGTACGGAATCAGCAGCAACAGCTAGAAACGGTGGTGCAATATTGGCATATGCAGAAGATGAATATGTTGGTGGAACCGATCACAGTACTAACATCCGATTTGAAACCACCCCTGTTGATTCAGCGACCAGAGCCGAAAGGCTGCGAATACAAGCAGATGGAAAGCTGAGAATGTCAAATCAATCAGCCCCCGCTACCACCACAACAGCTTGCACCGCTGGCACGTTTACCTTTGTCAATGACTATCTATACCTTTGCACTGCTACCGACACATGGAAACGCGTGCAGATAACCGGGACTTGGTAACAGTAACACCCCACCATCACCGTGGAGGACGCATGGTGGCGGATAACGACACTTCAAACACTGTGAGGACACCATGAAAAAGACTAAGCCAAAACCGAAGCCAGCGCCGAAACCGAAGCCCAAAACCTACTACGCCTAAAGGAGCCGCTGATGCCGCCGACTAAAGATCATCTCTGCCAGGAACATTCAGGCATCCTTATGTGGATGAAAATCAACGTTGCCATTGGGACAGTAGCCGTAGCGATGCTGGGTTACTCGTCGTTCGTTCAGGTGCCGAACCTTCGATACGACTTGGCGAAGGAAATGATGCAGATGGAAACCGACCTGAAGAATGAAGTCCAAGCAATCAAGGACCGGGTATCTATTCTTGAAACTAAACTGAGGTGACATTATGTGCCTGAATCCCTGTGAACATCAGCGTCGATACGGTTGCTGTCTAAGAGATTGCCCCAACTGGATACCGCCAAAATGAAAGCCGTCCCGCTCGCTATAGCAGAAGCCGTCAACCTCTGCCACATGGCGCGGGATTGGGCGTATGGGCCGGGGGAGCATCAGATTGTTGATCGGTGCGAACTGTTGCTACAGATGGCGATTGACGAGTTGTTGGAGATGAAACGTGACCCTAAAAATGTTCCACTGCGAACATCACAACTATGACAGATGGGTGCATTGCGACTGGAAGGAGTGCAAATAGTATGAGCAGGATAGACAGTCTCGAACCGGAGTTTGCGGAGAAGGTCAAGGCGCTGATAAAAGCAACGGAGATGGCGACGCAGCTTAAATGGGTCATCACTTCTGGCAGGCGCACGATGGCGGAACAACTCAAGCTGTATAAGCAAGGAAGGACGGCACCGGGGAAAGTTGTGACCAATGCTCGTCCCGGTTCATCGGCTCACAATTTTGGACTTGCCGCCGACCTTGCCCCGATGCGGAGAGATGGCCGTATCTGGTGGGAAGCGCCTAAGTCGGTATGGCAGAAGATGGCCGATATTGCGCGGGAGATGGGAATGGTGTCGGGCTTTTATTTCAAAACTATTTACGATGCGCCTCATGTCGAAGATGCCGGATGGAAAACGGTACAAGCGAAATGGAAAGCTGGGGAGATTCACGTAGCATGAGCTACTGCCCACACCACAGACGCAACAAAGCGCATGGCATGGAGCCGTGCTGCAAGTATTGCCAATGGAGGGATGAATGATGAAGATAGCGTTCCGCAAGAAGTGCCACACCATTTACAGCCGGATTATCTGTTTCTGGACTTTTGGCAAGTACTCTCATTCGGAAATCGTCTTCTCCGATGGCAGAAGTTTTTCTGCTGACGAGTCTGATGGTGGGACGCGCTGGAAAGACGGGATAATGACCGATGACGAGTGGGACTTCATCGACATTCCTTGCAACAAGACTCAGGAGAAGGAAATCCGTAAGTTCTGTGAAGGAGAAGACGGACTGAAGTACGACATGGTAGGCATCGGCTTTTCCTTCCTTCCCATTCCTATTGGCTGGCAGTCGGCAGAAAAGTGGTTTTGCTCAGAGATATGCGCGGCGGCGTTGCAACAGATTGGCTATTTGGTGGGCTACACTCCTTCGAGGATCAGCCCGAATAAACTGTACTCCCTGCTCAAGAATGAACGGCGACTTCGTATTAAGTCGTTGCCGTTATCGCTTCTGCTTATTGCCCTCACTGGCTGCGCTTCCGTCGCCTGTCCAAAAACCGTCCAGGTTGAGGCAGGAACCGGCGTGAGACATGAGGTGGGGGAAAGCCCTATTAAAACCAACACGGCCATTGTACGGGCCACATGGGAGTTGAGGAAATGAAATACGTAATCGTTGCACTACTTCTCTTGGTAACTTCTGGTGCATATGCCGAATGGGAAGGTTTCAAGTTTGTCAACGAAGATAGGCATACCTGTGAGTATGAAAACGTGACGCGCCTTGTAAACGAAGGCGATGCCGCCTGCACTCACGATTGGGTTTATGAGCCGGAAAGCATTGGCCCTAGTGTAGTGTATGCCGTCTATTGCACCTGTGGTTGCCCCGGCGAAGGGCGCAACAAGATATGCAGAAAATGTCTCAGGAAGGTCAATGAGAACACTGTGGGAAGAATGGTAGCGCCAGAAGAATCCGAATACAGCAAACTGAATCGACTGATAGAAGGTGTGAAATGAGATGGCTACTGATAGCGACACTCCTTGCCGGATGCGCCTACAATTCACAGACCGTCAATGCTTATGGAAGTCTCGTCTATTGTCACGGCACGGTTGATAAGCCTGTTGACGTGAGCACTGAACTCAAGGGCAACAAAGTAACTCCTATACCGTAAAGGACAGACCATGAACGAATCATTCAGGTACGACAAGGGATTGGGAGATGCCGCGATTTACATGAGGCTCCTGAACAGTTCAGGCGAGTTCTACGACTTCCTGGCTACATCGTTTGTCTCGGTGGAAACCGCCAACTGTCAACTCCTGATGACGGAGTTCCCCGACAGTTCAACGGAACAGTCCTGGTACTATACAACCTTTGATTCTCCTGCCGGGGGGCCGTTTGCTATTGAGATTGTCTTAGTCTCGACCAGTGAAGTCATCGGTTACGATACGGTCTTCTCTTCGACTGAAGCAAGCGAGGCGGGGGAAACGTCTATCGGGGATCTTCTGGACATCGTTATCGGAAGGTTTGCGAAAATCAACAAGCCGCCGATGATCGACTTCCTGACTGCGGCGAACATGACGATGGACATTATCTACCGCAGGCTGATGACAAAGAAATCCGAACTCATCCTGGGGTCTTTCTCTCAGGCGGTCTTAGCGAATGCGTCAACCGTGACGCTGCCAACCGATTTCCAGGGGTTTTTTGAGCGTCCCTATATCTCAGGGTCAACCTGGCATCTCGACCCGTTACCGGGCGAATATCGCGCTTCCTTAACGACTGCCGGCAGACCTCAGTTTTACGAATTGAGGGGAACGACGATGACCCTCTTCCCGACGACGAGTGCTGCTTTGACTATCGTCGGACAGTATTACAAAAAGCCGGTCAAGTTTACCGCGTTGACCAACGTCATTCCTTACAATGGCCTGATTGATAACGTCTTGCAGGAAGGCATCATTGCAGTCGGCATGACCGGGATGGGCGCGTTACTCGACGCTCAATTCCAGGCAATCATGAGCAAGATGATTGACGAGATCCTTGCCTTCAGATCTCCGCGAACCGTCAGATTCCACTACACCTATGAGAACAGCCAACGTATGCGGGGCGCACACCCTGACTACTTCAACGTATGAGGTAACTAATGGCGACGATTACCGCAGAATCAGTGATGAACAAGGCAAGGAAGATCCTTAATGATGCGGGGTCTGTGAGGTGGGATAACGCTGATTTGTTGGGCTGGTTAAATTCCGGACAGAAGGAAATCGTCCTGTATAAGCCGAATGCGAATACCGAGACTGCCGTCATAACTATGGTCGAGGGGAGCGTCCAGACTGTCACTGGTCTTCAGTTCATCAGGATCATCAGCAACGTCGCGTCAAATGGGACGACAGCCACAAGTGTTCCGAGTCCGGTTGAACAGTCGGTGCTGGATGGACTTTACCCGAACTGGATGGCCGCGACTCCGAACGCGACCCCCAAGTATTACTGCTTCGACCGGAAACTGCTGAAGACGTTTTTTGTCTATCCGCCGCAACCTGCTTCTCCCGGTAAGGTGAGAATCCTTCAGTCGGCGGCTCCTGCGGTGATTCTTATCGACAACATCTCTTCGGGAATGATTCTCGATGACATCTACGAGACGCCTCTTATTGATTACATCGTCTATCGGGCCTTCTCCGAAGATACCGAAGTTCTCGATGCTGCCAAGAGTGATGCGTTTTTCCAGAAGTTTGTCGCAGCAATGGGCGGTAAGGCTCAAGCCGAAACCATTGGAGAGATGAATGCGAATTAGGCTGAAGCCTTTTGGCGGGATCATCCCGAAAGCCGACCCTCACTATCTACCCGACTCAGCGGCAGTGACGGCGCAAAACTGTAAGTTCACGTCTGGTTCTCTGGAAGCGTGGAAGAACCCCTTGACGGTGAACACTCCCTTGAAAGTCGGGACGAAGACCAGCATCTATCTCTACGAAGATCAATACTGGCTGCATTGGGTTGATCTTGATGTAAACGTCGCTAAAAGTCCGATGGCGACCGACGCTTTTAAAAGAATCTACTGGACCGGCGACGGCGCTCCGAAGATGTCGGTTCTGGAAGCGATAACCACCGGAGGAACGGCGTACCCGAACAACTCCTACTTGTTGGGTGTCCCGGCTCCGGCGATGGCCCCGACCGTCTCGGTAGTGGGGAGTATTACCGA